TCGAAAGCCCGCTCGGGCTTGATCGTTGTCGGGTAGCCGTTCTTGTCCTTGAAGATCAGCTTGTTCTCTTCCATGTCGAAGCGCTCCGACGTGCGCATCAGGGTCATAAAGGCGTTGATTCGATCGGGCATGACGCCGAACTTCAGCGCCATATCCTTCACCGGCCCCCAGATCGAGTGTTCGCGGACCTGTGTTTTTAGCCCCGCGATCTCCTTATCTCTTTCCTGTAACTGCTTCTCGATGTCGCCCAAGCCGCTCTTGCTTTTCTCTTCGAGCGTCCGGGTGGATTCGGCGAGCTTCTTCTTCTCGTTCAGAAGCTCGGCGTTTTTCTTGAGTAAAGGCGCGGCCTTAATCTCGTGATAGCGATCAGGGTCGAGGATGAACTTGCCTTCCTTCTCGACGTATGCGGGTCTGACTTCCTCATCAACTCCGTTGATGTCAGTCACTTCAAAATCAATCGGCATGGTTTGTCTCCTTAGCTCAGCTTCGGATTTACCGGCTCAGCCGGGTTGGTGGTTATTCTCCATAGCGCCAATATTTATTTTTGGCGCTACTCTTCAGCCGCCCCGCCGCGATCGAAGTTGCGGGCGAGCGCAGTTTGTGTCTCGATCTCTCGCTCCTGTTTCTTCTGCGCCTCTTCTTCGAGCCGAGCCTTCTCGATCTTAGGATCGAAGTCGTCAGGTAACTTGCCGCCGGCGCTGAACACATCCCACATTGTTTCGACGCTGTATTGACCCTGCGCCACGGCGCTGCTCCAGGCCGTCATCTCTTCTGGCGTCAGCTCCTGCGCGTCGAGCGTTGAGCCGACCTCGACGTTGCCGCCTGTCGTGGCTGTGGGAGTGCGATATTGAACGTGGAATCTGAGCGCCAGCTCTACGGCATCTTTGAGTGAGCGCGCCCAGGTGGCGAGATCGCTGGATTCCTCGATCTGATCGCCCTTTTCCTCCGTGGCCGTGATCGGGCCGCCTGTACGCTTGACGAGCAGGGAGAGGCCCATAATGGACATTCGTTCTTCGAGGGTTTTCAGATCCTCAGCCGCGCCGGCGAGCGCTGCGCCCGTCGTTTCCGCATACCAGACGTCACCCTCGACCGCCACATCGAAGATGGTATAAGGCCCAATGGTCGTGATCGGCTTATTGGCGTCGGCGCCTTTACGGCATAGAAGCGGGCGGGATGCGATATGTAGATAGATCGAGAAGTCGGAATATTTCTGATAGTGGGTGATGTTCGTATAGGCCAGATCGATTAGAGGCGGGTGTGAATGAAGGATGCCGCATTTACGCGAGTAAACGATGGCGACCGGGATCTCGCTCAGACTCGTTGGCCCGCCCGGATTGTCCGGATCGGGCTGGATGCTCGTCTGTAAGTTCTCGCCCTTTACTTCCTTGTAGAGCTCCCAACTGCCAGGGCGCAGGACGCGATAGCGCGTCACTTCCTTTTCGCCATACTCGCCGTCAGGTTCTTTCGAGCACTCCTTGAATACGACGAGCGCGAGCCGCGTCTGCCCGTTAACGACCTCGGTGCGCCAGTTGATGATTTGATCGGCGCAGTAGCTCACCCAATACGGCCGTCGCTTGGCTGTCTTCTCATCCGCCCGCGTCGCCCCCTCGGGCATTGCGGGCGGCATATCAACCAGAATCGCCGCATGGCCGTCGCGGACGGCGTTCATGAATACTTCCTTGCAAAACACCGTCCCGTGCGTCCCGGCGTTGTCTATGTTCTCCCATTCGCCCTCGACCGCTGCGCCTTCGCCTTCCGCTTCCCTGCCCCGGATCTGCTCGGGAACGTTGTCCGAGAGCTTCGGATCGTTGCGAAAAACCATCCCGACCAGACCGGCGAGCGTCAGATCCACGGCGTTGAAGAAGATCGCGCGGTTCAGGCGGTAGTTGTAGGGATCGGGCTGCTCGGCAGGCTCTTTCGGCAGGTATGCGGCGCCCTTGCCGCGGAGCGCGGGCGTCCCGGCGCAGGTATCGGCCATGATCTGCCAGGACCATTTCATCGCCTCATAGGCGGCGCAGCAATAATTGGGTTGATTCTTGTCTCCGGCCACGGCGGGAGAATACGCAGGCTAAAGATTTATTTTGCGAGAGTGAAGATAGTTATTGACATCCCCCGCTAGAGGGGGTATACTGCATCTGTCAGTTGGAATTGAAAACAAAACAACACCGGAGGCGATATGAAAATGACAATCAGCACGACAGAAGTTAAAGCAGGCGATTACGTGGTGGGCTACAGACAGACAGTTGCCAGCGTTAAGAGTTGGGAGTTTGGTAAGGCTGGTGAGATACAGATTACGTTCGAGGATGGCTCGAATATTGTGACGATGAAAAGCTGGGAGATGACGGTAATAAGAGGCGAGTAGAAACCGAAACGCAAGGGGCGGCATCGCCCCACTTCCCCGCTGTTTGACAATCAGTAAATCCCAGAGGCTGTGACGCCGCCCAGGTACGTCAGTGATAGTTCTGAGAACGATGTACGGTATGTCTGCGAACAATACCAGCCGTGGGATTTACCGATTGCCAAGCAGCAAACATCAACGCAGATAACCGGAGGACGAAATGATTGACCACATGCTACCTAGAGACCTGGACGATATTTATGGCCCCGGCGCTGAAAACGCCGATGACGGCATTGATTATGATGCTGTTGATATCGCAGACGGCCCTACCGCTTGCGACCACTGCGGTAGCCTGATGCCCGCAAGCCATCTGCGCGAGGGGCTGTGTTGTGACTGCGATGGGGATAAACAATGACCAACCCCGAACGCCAACAATCACTGGCCGACGCGCGCAATGCCGTCTGGTTTCTACGGCTCTACATTGAGTCGCAGATTGTGGACGAGCGGATACGCGCTGAAATCGGCTGCCTGCTCGACGAGTTCGAGCGCCTTGATGCAGGTGAGCAGAAGCGCAACGCGGCCGGACGCAAAAGCGGGATACTCGGCAAGCAATACGGCGCGCTCGGCGCTGAACACGGCGCGAAGGGCGGATGGCCGAAGGGTAGAAAAAGGAAGGCTCAACGGAAGAACTCGCCTTGACTGAACTGCCCGCCCAGCGCTAATTCGTTGAAAGCGTCTGACGCGCTATCCACTTGATCCATATACTTGCCGCGTGGAAACTGGCGCAGTTCTTCAATAAACGGCTTATTCCACGCGGCTTTCAATAGCTTTACATTACCAACGTTCACCTGCGCCGAGAATGCGAACGCGCGCGTCTCCTTCGATCCTGACGCGGGTTCAGTCTTCACGTTGTAGCCTGCCAGCATTCGCACGAGCGATGTCGCCTGCTTCTTCCCTGCCTGGCCAGGATCTTGCGGAATGTGGATGCGGACGCTCGTCCCATCAATGCGCGCCGTGCTGATCAATTGCGTCTCAACGTCATCACTCGACCATTGCCCCCGGGCGACATCCAGCACATACCAAATACCTTTCGGATCTCTGCCGATCTTGACACCTGACGTGAATGCGCCCCCGCCCTCTGTGCTGGCCAGATCCCAGCCACGGCAAAGCCTGAGATCCGCCGGCGTGGCTTCGATGATCTCTAGCTTCGACACCTTGAAGAATTCGCCTTCGCGCGCTGTGGGGCGTTGCTGAAAGAGCGCGTCGAAGAAGTATTCCCCGATCCGCTGCTTGATCTTATTCAGCTTCTCGATCGGCCGTCGCTCGGGACACAGCGCCTCGCCTGTCTGCCGCCAATCGGCCTCAACCGTGCAAGACGTCGGGAATTGCTCGGGCTCCGGATCTTCGGCAATGGCCGGCATGTTCACGATATGCCAGCGTTCGCGCTCGTCTTCTTCTTCGGCCTGGCGCTCTTCCTCGATCAGCCAGCCGGCTAGATCGTCCTCGTGCCAGCGGGTTTGCACTACGATCATGGCGCCGTTGGGATCGGTATCGCTCCAGGGTTCTTCGCGCGTGTACCATGTCGAATTCCACCAATCTTGTAGTTTGGCCCGGATCACTTCCGACGCCGCTTCTTCGGCATTCTTGATGGGATCGTCCACGACGAGCAAATGACCGCCCTTACCCGTTGCAGGACCACCGGCGCCGCAGGCCCACAATCCGCCGCCTTCGCCAGTCTCCCAATGCTGGACGCCTGCCGCGTCTGACTTGATGGCGTTGCCTGCGAGGCGGAAGTTATCGCGCGCGTTTCTGGACAGAGTGTTGGCGAGATCAGCGGAGTAAGAACTGAGACCGACCCAGCGATCGGGGTAGCGATGGAGGAAGTATGCGGTGAATAGGCGACTGATCGTTTCGCTTTTGCCGTGGCGGGGTGGTGTGAAGACGAGAAGGCGCTTGATCTCGCCATTGGCGACGCGCTGCAGGATGTCGGCAAGTACGGCGCAATGGCGGTATTGCTGATACCGAGGGGAAACGCGGGCGATGAAGTCGCGGAAGCTGACGGGCGACGATTGCCTCTGCTCGCGCTTGCGGCGCCGCAGTTCCAGCTCAGCCTTTGCCCTCAGTATCAACGATTGCTTCGAGTTCCTGATCTGAGAGCTTCGATACATCTATCTTTCCGCTGTGTTCGAGTTGATGGCGCTCGACGTAGCCCCGATCTTTGCCGAGCGTCTTTAATGCGAAGCAGACGGCCCAGCCTTCGCCAGCCAGGACGGCGCGATTGAGCGCAAGCTCGGCTGTGTCAACGAAGTGGCCGCGCTCGGCGTCGATCGCTGCTTGAACGGACGTATAACGTTTGGCGTAGTTGTAAACGGTTTTAGGATCACAATTTAGCTTGCGCGCGGCTATATATACCATCCCCTTCGATTCTTTCAGGGCGTCAATCATCTGTTGGGTTGTCCACTTCTCGTTTTTCATGTGTGGATTTATGGAGCCGCGCGCTCTAACAGTTGCGCCGTTTTGCCAGTCTCAGCCTCCCAGCGGGACAGAATTACGTTGACGTATTTCGGCTCGATCTCGATTACGCGCGCTTTGCGATTGGTGCGCTCGCAGGCGATGAGAGTCGTGCCGGAGCCGCCGAAGAAGTCGGCAACTATGTCTTGCGGGCGCGAGCATTTCTCAATGATATGCCCAATCAACTCAAGCGGCTTTTGCGTTGGATGCGTCCCATCACTGCGCTTATTAATCGGCCACCAATTCAAACAATGCTCACCATCTGGATAATTAAATGTCGGCTTGCCGCTCTTACCGAAACATACCAATTCAACCGCGAATGTCCATGTATTTTTAGCCAATGAAGGCATAGGGTTAGGCTTGCACCACACGCAAAAGCTGGCTTTTGCGTGTGCGTTGTTCATCCATTCGACAATGCCGCCAAATAGGTGATGGGCAGTAAACACATATTGCCAGCAATCAGCAGCGAGGGCGCCCCTTGACGCTTCCAAGAAGGCGATAGGGTTAAAGTCCCGATCCCATTCTGCGCCCGCCAACTCCTTGAGTGACTTTGATACGTTCTGCGCATAAACATCTGTTTCGCCTGCGACATTATACGGGGGGTCGGTAACCATCAACGGCGCCTTCCGCCCCGCCATCACCCTTTCGATATCCTCTGCGTTCGTGCTATCCCCACATAATACCCGATGCTCGCCGCATTGCCAGATATCGCCATATTCGACCCGCGTCTGCGTCTCTTCCGGCGTCGTGTCGAAGTCGTCACCGCCTGCGCCGATCGGCTTCTCATCAAGCAAAAGCCCAGCGCCGATCGCCAACTCGTCGAGCATATTATTTATGCGCTCGTCGTCGGTCTGGACCTGGCGCAATAAGCCGCTCAATGCGTCCTTATCGTAAGTTGCCAGCCCGGTGATCGGATCGTATGCAGCCAGGATCAATCGCTCTTCATCCTCCGTGACCTCGATCTCGACGAACGGAACGGTCATTGATTCATCAACGCTCAGCGCCTCTTCAATCCTGGCGTGGCCATCGAGCAATTTACCGCTTCGGGCCGAGACCACGGTAGGCGCAATCCATCCCACGGCATCAAGCGAGCCACGCAAGGCTTCGCGCTGTTTGGCGGGATGGCGCCGGGCGTTCATCTCGTGGGCCAGGAATTGATTGGCGGGCATCTGGCCGTATTTGACGATGCGATTCGTCCACCATTCCTTTTGTTTCGTCTTCGGCATTGGTAAATTTCCTGCATAGTATGCAGCGTTTTTGCCAATTACTTCGGAAACTGCCCCTCACCCGCTAATGCGCGCTTCACGCTCAACTGATAATAGTTCTCGCCCCACAGCGGATTACGGCTCAGCCCCACGAAGTCTTTCAGCGTCAGATCGCCATTCTTCAGCGCCTTATAGCCTGCGTCAGTCCCTATGATCTCTTTCTGCGTCTCGGCGTCCTGCTTGTTAAACCAAGTAGTACCCTTATCAGGGTTTATGCCCTTTACGCCAGGAATGAGCGTGCAGCGGCAGCGGGGATGTGGACGCATTGGGTCGCGCACGGTGAAGAAAACGCCGTCAAGAGCCACGCAGGCCGCACAGCAACGGCGTGAGCGGGATGATCTCCAGTACCAACCGTGGACCACGTCAGCGTTGGCTTGGTAGTTTTCCAGGGTTGCGGTTCTGTAGGCGCGAAGGGTTTCAGTTCTGCTGATAGTCAGCGCCCGGGTCAGATTCCCGCCGAGGCCTAATTTAATCTTTCTGGCCGTAGCTGCGGGTCCGATCCCGAGCGCGACTGATTCGAGCAGCGCGTCTTCGACGATCTTTCGTCCGGCGCGGGGTAGTTGATCGAGCAGGGTTTTGAGTGGGGCGCCGTTCGAGAGAAAGCCGGCCATATTCTCTACGGCGGCGACTGGAAGTTTATTGAAGGTGACGGAGAGATCGGCGACCTCGGCGGCAGTAGTCATCAACTCGAATGAATCATTAAGTCCCATCCGTCCCGCCGCCGCTTGCTCTCTAGTAATTCTATTGTCTGCCTGCTCAGAAAATCGTACGAACTCAGTCTGTACCTGGCGCAAGAGGTCAGCATACCGCTGCTGGCGAAACAGCCATCCGGCATTGATGATTTCGCCTCGTTCTCGGGCCGTGACAATCTGTTGGTTAAGATCTCCGATTCGTTTTGAGAGTTTGTCCCAGATTGTTCCATAAGCGATTATAAGCCTCAGCGCCGCTTTGCGCTCACGTCTGAGGATTGCGGCGCGGAATTGGTTAGCGAGTTGGAGTAGAGGATCTGGCACATTTAATCAAACGCTGATTCCCGGACCTGAAATGAATTCTCTTCGGCGCCCTTATTGGCGATCGTCCCTTCCCATCTGTACGTCCAGACGCCTTGAACAGTTGGCTCGATGTCGAAATGATAGTTGCCCGTCGAGTCCTTGATTACGCCGTCAGCCGGGTAGTTATACGTGGTCTTGACGCCGAGCGGGGATTTCACCTTCACCGCTACGGCGCCGGGATCAACGGCAGTGCCTGACTGATTTGTAAAGGCGACGGTCATGCGAACGACGTCGCCGGAGTCGTAAGCGTTCATTATGGATACTCTGCAAGGTGATTACCGAATGTCAACCTCCGCTCGTGAAAGTCAATCTATAATCGGCCTGAAGTGAATCTGATCCAGCCACAATGTTGACCACGGAAAAGAGCGTGCGATCAATCATTACGCCGCCGCCCGTGGCGGCCTGATCGAAGACGCCATGCTCCGTGATCGCGCGCGTTCCGCCTGAGTCGGGCGAATAGGTTGCCACGGTCTGGTAAATATTGGCCGCCGATTCTGTAGTCGAGCCGGTCGGGCGAGTGTTATCTACAGCGTACTGCGTGGTTTCCTCGGTCGTCAGCGCCGTATTGCCAACAGCTTCAGCGGCGCCCCCGGTGCCGAATCCGTGGAACTTCATGTTTTCCATTTCCTTCGTGTTCTGGAAGGCATCCACAATGAAGCCCACGCCGGTATCTGTGACGACCCTGAAGGAAGCCAGGCCGAGATCGAGCGTACTGCCGTCCTTGCGAATGACGGTAAGGGCGAGCTGGCCATAGTGAGTGGGAATTCCCCAGAAACGCGCCCAGAGTACCCGCCATAGGCCGCGCCATAGGTTCGGAAGGTTCTTCAGCCGCCAGAGCGCAACCTGTTTGGTGCAGCCGAAGTTGGGAAATCCATATTTTAGGATTTCATAGAAACTCAGTTCGCGGCCCGGCACGACCTGGCGCCGTTTCTTTTTCAGTATGAGTGTGCCCGTGGGGGCCGTCTGTCCGCCAAACATTTATCTATCCTCCGGTTTCGTCATTTGCTGCGCCGCTTGTGAGCGTTGAATCGCTTATCGAGGCCCCGCCTATTCGTGAATCGCTTATCGAGGCCCCGCCCACCCTTGAATTGCTCAATGTCAGCGATATGAGCGTCGAGTCGCTTAGGCCCGCCATTGTTATCGCCCGATCGCTGATCGTGACCGTTATCTTGGGCGCGATGGCCGGGATCACGAATTTCAGGAAATCACCGGCGAGTGTAATGATCCCTGAGAATAATTTTGCAATGGAGCGGGCCAGGGTCCCGGCTGGAGTGATTGAACCTGTCAGTCCTTTGCCTGTTTGCCGCCTCAGCGCTCCGGCCGGGGTGATCGCTCCGGTGAAGCTCCGGAGAACGAACTTGAGCGCAGTCAATGCGCCTGTGGGCGTAATGGCTCCGGTGAAGCGCCTGGAGGCTGACTTGATGATCGATCCAGCGGGTGTGAGCGATCCGGCGAGCGCCTTGTTTGCCTGCTTGATCAGGTTTCCAGTGGGAGTGATTGAGCCTGTGAATGTGCGCAGGATCGCCTTGATTGTGGTCAGGGCTCCAGCGGGGGTAATGGCTCCGGTGAATAGCTTGGTGATCGTCTTGCGAATGGAGCCGGCTGGAGTGAGCGAGCCGGATAACGCCTTCTGTACCTGTTTGATCAGGTTTCCGGATGGAGTGATCGCCCCGGTGAATGTCCGAATAACGAGCTTTATCGTTGTCAGGGCGCCAGCCGGGGTGATTCCCCCGGTGAGCAATTTGGAGACTGATTTGAGAATGGAGCCGGCGGGCGTAACTGATCCAGAAACGGCTTTCTGGTCCTGCTTCAATAACGCGCCCGCCGGCGTAACGGTTCCGGTCGGCGTGATATTAAACGTCGTGCCGCCTTGAAATTCAAGCAGGATGGACATTGATTAGAATGACGCTATCTCGGCCCATTCCACCTGGAATGCCGCCGTCCACGTGCCAGTACCGGGAACGGCGACAGAGCGAATAACGAAGCCTTCATTTTGCGCAAAGACGATCGGATATTCGTCGCCCGTGTCCCGGCTCCACAGAGCCGTGCCCGGGGCAATGATCTGGCCGTTGAGCGATGCCGTGATCGGGCCCGGCGCCGCAATCATTGCAAAGGGGTTTGTATCGAGCGTCTTCGTGCCGGCGCCGAGGGCCGCCGTCGTCGCCACGCGAGTCCCGGTGTCGCTCAGCGCTGATAAGGCGAATGATGTCCGCTTCTTATTTGTATTGGCCGTCGAAAAGACCTGGGCCGTGCCGCCCGTTCCGTCAGCCGACCAGCTTCGGGCGATTCGCGCTTCGATCTGCACCGGCACACCGGCCGCAAAGAAGGTAGTCGAGACCACTGCCGAGATTCTGATCGAGCGCAGGACGGCCAGATTCGTTGCGTGAATCCACCGAAACTGGAATATCTCAGAGTTGGCGCCGAGCGCGGCGGGTAAAATGCCGGTAATCGCTCCGAGTGAATATGCGCCCAATGACCCGACATCAAGCGGGCGATCAGTGACGCGCTGCGCTTTTGTATTGGCCTCGACTTCTACGATTGTCCCGCCAGATCCTTGTACTTGTATAGCCATAATTTAAACGTTGTGGTTGAAATGCCCGAATATTGTCACGCGAAAAGTATGCGAGCCGCCTAAATGGGTGGTCGGTGTAACTATGTTCGCATAGCAATATTCATAGGGGTTGACATTGACCGCCGTATTGATGAGATAGGAGCTCCTGCCCACACCGCCGGCGAGAGATGTCAATCCGAGGATATTGTTATAATTAGGTGAGTTCGTGCCGAGCGTAAAGGTGCCAGGGACAAGTATGCCCGTAGCCGTCAGCACTTCAACCGTAACCATGATGGGATGAAGGGTGTCATGATGGCCGTCGTCATCCGTGATCAAAACCGGATCGCCGGATGTGGCGTCAATATCCTGTCCCCCGCTTGCCGCAAATAGAGTTAAAGGATAGTTCATAGATTTAAGCCCAGGCCCAAGCCACGGTCCATTGACCGTATATCCTTGTGCCCTTTCGATCGTTGATTGGTTCGCGCATCGAATCACGGAAAGCCTCATTGCGAACCGGAGGCGGTTCCTCGAGTTCGCTGGTATTGATGCCGTAAATCGTGAATCCCGTTCCTGCGACGATGTTCCCGGCAAAGACATGAAGCGTCTCGACCATATGCTCGTCTGCCGTGTGATCCGCTGTCGCCGCCGGCCTGATCCACGCTTCGACGAGACTGCCGGAGACGATCCCCGTTTGCCCGGTGATGTTTACGCTCGCATCCGACTTTCCGGGGAATGCGCCGAAATCTAAAATATCTGTGCCTTTCAAAGTTTCTGCCTCTTGAATAGGAGCGACCATCTGCCGCTGCGGCTGCGACCACGCGATCGGCGGCCCATCAGTGGTGGCGGTGCTCGTTCCCCCGCTCAAATTATTGCCATTGCCGCTGAAGTCCTGCCTTGCCGCGGCGACCGCGCCCCCATTCACGAACGGATAGAACGCATGCAAGTTCTGAGTTCTACGCGGAAGATACTGAAATCTCTCCCTTTCGAACTCGGCCTGGGTGAGCCTGACGCCCGCCCATATCTTCACGGCCGCTAGAGTGCCATTGAGCCATTCACCTCCGAATCCAGACTCCCCATATGTGAGCGTCGAGATACTTGTAGCCTGATTATGGTTTAACGCGCCGCTTGTGCTAAGGCTTGCAGCATTGGCGGCAGCCCAATAGGCCACGGTCTCGCCGTTATTCGGACCTTTGGCGAACGCTATGAAATACCAAGTCCCAACGGTGGCGGCAAACAAATTGCTGGTTCCATTGGACGAAGAATATATCTGCCAAGTGACCCCGTCGACATCGGTCTGCAGACCAAACGCGTCCACCCCTGAACTGCTAAAATCGACGAGGGTCGAAAAGGCATTACGATCAACGTCAATCCGCACCCAGGCACAGCCGGAGCAGTTGCTGTTATCGAAGCTCGTAACTTGACTGTAATCCTCTCCGTCCGCGTCGAATCGAACTGCCATAAATCAAGTGTCGCTGTAAGCGAGACGCCAGGCTACAACTATCGCGTCTCCGGTCATTGTGTCATTGCCTGTGTCGCTGGCGTCCCGGTAGAAATGCAGCCAGGCCACATCGCCGTTGGCCAATGAATCGAGATTGCTGATCGTGATGTCTACGCTGTGAAGTCGCTGGCCGGTGGTTCCCAAATGGGTATCTTGTTGCGTCTGAGCTGTGGCGAATGCCTTCGTCTCGACGTCCTGAGTATCTGTATTGGGCGTGATTACCGCGAGGCGGCAGCCCCAGACGACGTTGCCCGAGCTGGCCGTGTCGGCGTACCAGTAAACCGTCAGCGTGAGATTTCCGGCGCCGTAGCTCGAGGCCACGAATCTGAAGAAGCAATCCTCATCCGCGGATCCACCATCGAAGGCCAGGCCCGTCACCGGGAAATTAGTCCCGAGGTTGCGGACGAACTGTGGAAACGCGGCGGCTAGGAACTGCGCTTCTTCGGGGGCAAAGTGTTGATAGACAGTAGCCATTTATACCCCCGCTCCCCATCGGCGAAAGAGGACATACATTAACAGCGCCGCCTTCTGCGAAGCCGACATTGCGCCGCGCGCCGGCTGTGGAATGGCCGAATTGTATGAGGCCGCATTGTCATCTACCCAGGTGTCGGCGGCGTCCACCGCGGCGCGGAATTCGGCCTTCGTCATCGCCCCCGTGATCGGGTCTTTATTCTCTCGCATCCATTGAAGCCATACTTGCACGCGATCATTCTCCGATAAAACGCCCATAGTTCCCTCACGTCGAGACGCCGACCAGCCAGCGCCGGCGGACAACATAACTAAGTAGTAATGCTTTCTGCGGAGTCGTAAGGACGCCCCGGCCAGGTTGCGGCAGGGCAGAATTAAACGAGGCGGCATTGGCGACGACCCAGTCGTCGGCAGCGTCGATCAATGCGCGAAGCTCGGGGCGGGTGAGCGAGTCAATCTCGCCATCCCGATTCTTGGCGAGCATTTCGCGCCATATCTCTTCCCGGTCCGCTTCCGACATTGCCACCATATACCCTCCAAACTTCGGGCGGGGGCGCAAACTGCCCCGTTATCCTCACGTCCCCGCCCTTCCCGATAGCGGCATAAGAAGCTCTCCAGTCCCCACGGCCGCTATCAGAATTCAATCACCTTGCCGCGCCGAGCAGGATCGCCACCCCGGCGGCGACGCCCGCGATCAGCGCGAATTTACGAGAGCGGCCGAGTTGCTTTTCAAGACGGGCGATTCGTTTCTCTTGCTCCGCCTTCAGCGTCAGCAAGGCCGTTTTCGTGTCTCGTTCGGCCGCTATAACGTTCTGCAGTTCGTTGGCGCGGGCGGATTGCAGGAGCGACAAATCTTTGAGGCTGGCGATCTCTTTATTCGCCAGGTCAATTCGCTCGTCGGACGCCGCGATATGCGCCTCATAGCCTTTGATCAGGTCTCGGGCGGCCCGGAGTTCCCGGGCGGCGCCGGTGCATGCCTTGTTCAGCCCTTCGCACTCACCTGCACGGGTATCCGAGTCTTGCGAGTTCCGCGCAAATGTCGGCGCAGGACACAGGAGCAGCAGGGAGAGGGGCAATGCGAGTATTCTCATAGGTTTCCTTCAACGGTAAATAAACTGTGCGGGTTTGCTGGATCTTCCTGTCGGCAATGGCGACCTGCTTTTCGAGTTCGTTGATCTCGGCATTCTTGGTCTCGATGGCTTCCTGTATTACTGCGGCGCGGCCTTCGGCGTCCCTGGCTCTCTGCTCGGCGTCTTTGATGACAGCCTCCAGGGCATGGACGCGCTTCTCGTAGTTCCGTCCCTGCGCCCATTCCACGACTCCGCGAATGGTTAGGAACACGAGAAGCGCGGCAAGCAGAATCAGGACGGCGCGCCAGACAATGCGCTTATTCTCGCGGAGAATCCGCGACAGATTGCGGCAGAAGTCGGAAAGAAGGAGCTTCATTCAGTCTTATCCTCCGTGATCCTCAGCGAATATTTGACGCCGTTGATCCATCCGAACAGAAAGAGAGTCAGCATGATGATACCGACTACCTTCGCCACCCGCCCCAGGATCGTTACAATGATCGCCCATAGCACGAATTGCGCCGGTCTCGGGCCGAGTCCCGATGTGACCATTGCTGTCAATCCGAAAATGGCGTTGCCCGCGAAGGTAACGGCGACATAGCGGCCCCACGGATGCGACAGCATGTAAAACTTATAGGCCGCATATGTGTTGCCCAAAAAATAAATGGCGTGCAGGAAGACCAGAAAGTTGTAGATGAAAATAATCATTTTCCGTTAGTGTTTCGCAACCGGCGATCTAGAATCTCTAGCTTTTCAGCTATTTTATTTTGTGACTTCATTGACTCACGGTGAGTCTCGGCCGCTAACACCTGCTGACCCCTTAACGCCTCCATGAATATCCGACCTTGATCGTCGAAACGCCGCGCATTGTCTTCGCGCTCGGCTTTCAGCGCCTCGGCAAATAATTTCCCTTGCTCTTCCCAGCGGTTCAGGTTCTCTTTTTCCCTGATGTCCGCCTCGGCAAGGCGTTTTTCAATGATCGGCCATAGTTTTTTATAAATAAACCACCCCACCGCGAGCAGGACGAGCCCGGATAAACCGAATTTTGAGGCGGTATCTATCCATTGTTCCATTTGAGTGTTTAGGTCTTTGATGTCAGAGATCGAAGGGAAAGCGTAAGGCAAAGATTGGCTTTATTTTGCAGGCGGGATAAAGGGCGCCGACCTCGACGCCCCCAACAACAATAGGAGAAGTATGAACGGCGGGATGATAGCGCGGATCAGGAATCTATTTCTCGGTAGCCGGTCCTGGCCTGGCCACGGGCGCCGGGAGCGCGCTCCTTCTCGAATGATTCCAGCTTGCCGACCTCGGTGAGACGGTTCAGCCAGACGATCACGTAGATCCGGTCGCGCTTCATCCGGGCGGCGATCATGTCGGCTTCGTCGTAGCCCTGGCGGATCAGTTCGAAGATCGTTATTTCGACGGATTGCGGCGGCATGGAGAGTTCGTATTGAACTTCTTCCTGATAGCCGTTGATCAGGTTTTGCAGGCGGGGCGCGACGCTGATCATCTTGCGAAAGGCCGCCTGTAATTCGGCCCAGGCGGCGACTACCTCGGGCTCGTCGCACAGCGCGGCGATCGTTGAATCGAGTGGGGGTGTCTTCTGTTCCTTTGTCATTCGCCAAGCGTCCCTCGTTGAAAAGAATGGGTTTTTCGCCTTTTCTTGAGCGAACCTCTCAATAGTAGCGTGCGGATCATCGGTATACAGCGCGGCGCGAAAAAAGTCCTTGTCGTCGAGATCCTCCAGCGATCCATCTGATTCGTTATTTCTTTTAGCGCTAAAAGAATTAAAGAATGTTTTATGAATCGAGGCGTTCTGATAGATCAGATTGGAACTGACGCCGATCTCTGCGGCATGCTTCTTCACGGCGGCGTCAATCCCTTTGCCTTCCGTGTCCTTCATTCCCCGACCTCGGCGCTGTGACTCTCGATTTAAAATCTCGGCATCGCAAGCGATTTCGATCCGCCAGGACACACGGCCGAACGCTCGCGCCTGCATTCGGATTTCGAGAACTTCCATATCGTCCATTTTCGGCAGTTCCGAGATTATCTGATCCGCCGTAGATTCCACCTTGTTGAAAAACTGGATCGCCGACGTGGCGATCGGTGAGGGGTTCGACATTGTAGTTACTCCAGTTGTTGTTAATTGCATAAATTCTCCGGTTATTAGGTTATGCGCGCTCCGGGAATTGCACCCGGCGTCGGGGAAATGACGCCCTGACTGCACTAAGCGCGCGGCGCCAGCGTGAGTAAAAACCCTGCGAGCGTGGCAGGGGGAAACCCTCACGCGATCTCATTTGTCTTTCTTTGGGATAAGCTCGACAAGCGTGCGCGTAATGACATCCATCGGCCTATTGCGCGCCCATTCCAATACTTCGTCCATATTGCATGGATCACCTTTAAACGGCGTCTGTTTCTCGATCTCCCCCACCTTCTCGATCGCCGCATCAACCACGGCCTGCTTGCCTGGCGAGAGCGGGGCGGCGACGGGCCTCACATGGACAGGAAGGCAAACGAAGCCATCCGCATTTGCTCGGGTAATCGGGTCCGGGTCAACGCAACCGTTGGCAAAGAAGCGCCATGAGTCTTCTTCGCTCGGCGCAAGCGACCACCAGCACCAGACATCGGGGACGATTCGCACGCAATATAAAATCTCAGCCTCGTCCACCTTCTTCGCGGCTTCGAGTTCGGCGCGCAGGCGGGCGTTTTCGGCTTCCAGATCCTTGATTCTCTCAAGTTGAACTGTCTCAATGAATGTCATTTCTTCACCTTCTCCTTCCGCAGCCAAATCCCTAGAGGCGCGTGCTTTCGCACCTTCTTCGGCACGCTCGCGTCAATGCGGCGGCGGGCGGCGCGGAGACGGGCGTAGATGGCCCTAAAATCGTCGTGGTTGGGTTTTTCCGTGTTATCGCTCACGCTAGCACCTCCTGCCATATCCATTGCCCCCCAGAGTATTTGTAGAGAAAAAAGCGGCAGCGCTTGTACTTGTTCGCCGCGACTTTCAGAGACTTCAACGCGTCTTCCCAAACGTGCGCCCCCTTCACCTCGTAGAAGGTCAGTTTGTCGCCCTTCCAGGTTGGGAAGTCAGGGCGATACCTGAGACCGTTCGCCAGGCGCAGGGTGATCGATTCATGCTCCCCGATCTCGTCAATTTCGCCGGCCGCCAACATTGGCTCTAAGAATGTCAGTTTGAATCGGGTTTCTGTCTTGTTCATACCGCGGCTCGACTGTCTAATAATCTGAGTCGCCCCGCCGTGCGGCATCGGCTCGGCTACCGCCTTGGCGCTGCGGCGCGCTATAAAGTCGGTGTAGATGTCGTCTTGCCAGCTCATGCCTGCTCTCCTCTAGACTGTCTTCCTATCGAATGTCGAATAACGACCCTGTTTTTCTAAAATCCTGTAAGTGTTCACTCACTTCGTCCCTCTAACTCTTTTGTTATCAATACCCGTAGGACAGCTAGGACAGTTAGGACACGAATACAAGTATCTATTTACCTCTACTCACGTGAGTAATAACCTGTACTTCTGTCCTGACTGTCCTGACTGTCCTGATAGGTCAAAATGACACCAAAATAATAGACATTTCCGCTCTCTTTTCTCTTCACAAAACCACGCTCTGACATCGCATTTCCGAACCTCGTTTGATTGAGAACGTACTCGCCGTTGTCTTCACACCATCGGCAATAAGCCTTATAAATCTGTCCTGCGACTGCCCCGCGCTGCGACTTATCCGGCATCTGCTCGAGTCTCTGCTCGATGAACATCCCGAGGACATCGGAATCCTTGCGGTACTGCTCCGTGGCCTCCCTGACCTGCTGAGGTGGCGTCAACCCCTCTGTCTTCCAAAGCCGATAGCCTTCGATCGCCCAATTGAGTATCCCCGGCAACTCGAGCATCAGCTTGGTCTCGAGAAACTTGTCAGCGATCTTCAAGTTGTCGCGCTTCGCCTTCTCCGTGTCTTTCTCGAACTGTACGAGAAATGGGATCATCAGCGGGCGCCGCCATATGCCCTCATCCGTCCCGCGGATCACCGGCTTATGATTGGCCGCGAGCCACAGCTTGAAGACCGGGGTAAACGTGATGGAATGCTCGTGTTTGTAGGAGGCCGTTACCGGATCGCCGCCCGTAATCTGTTTGATCAGAGCCTCGGATAGCCTCTTTGACTCCTCGGTCTCGATCGCCGTGATCAGCCGGGCGCCGCACAGCCTCGCCAGGTCTTCGTTATGGCCGCCGCTCGAGCGATTCTTGGCCGTAAAGACCTCCATCTGTGCGTGAGTGGCGTATTCGCCTATTAGGCGGCTCAGGACGTTGATAAACGTCGTCTTGCCGTTCCTACCTACCCCGTAGAGCAAAAAGAACACCTGCTCCACTGACAGCCCCGACAACGAGTACCCTACGGCCTTCTGGATGAACCGAATGAGCGCTTTGTCCTTGTTGAAAACCCCGATCAGGAATCGAAGCCATTTAGGACACTTGGCGTCCTTCTGATACTCCACCTTTGAAAGTTTCATGCAGAGGCGCGCGGGATCGTGCGGCAGCAACTCACCCGTCGCCAGGTCTACGGTCCCGTTTGAGACGTTGAACAGCTCGGGATTAGCGTCGAAACTCTCGAACTCGATCCTCACCTCGGCCCGGATCAACGTCAGGATGGCGTTGCGGCGCTCTGGCTTCTGAGAGGCGACATAGTGTTTAAACGCCTTCTCCTGCGCCTCCAAGGTAATCGCGTCGATATGCCGTAGCCCTTGAACGACTTTATTCGCCCGGTCCTCGACGATCCCTTGATCGTCGCTCCATCTCTTCCCGTCAAAAGACATGAATTTCTTGCGCGCGTAAACGTATTTGGTTGTCTGCCTGTAAGCGTTCAGGAATCGCGCGGCGTTGCCGTGATCGGCTAGCAGGTCTTCATCATCGAATACGGTGTCGATCTCCTCGGACTGAATCTCGCCGGGCCACTCTTCGACTTCGGGCGGTGTTTCCGGTTTAACCACGCGAAACTGCAGCCGCGGCTTCTCGGGCGCCCGCCGTGGCTCCCTCATCCCCGCATCGATGCCGCTCCTGATCGTGTTGCGGATCTCCGACTTGTCCAGCCCTGCCCCCACCGCCGCGCGCTCGAGCGCTGATTCCACATCCGATCTGTACAGCACGCCGCCGCCGACCAACTGCCCGAGCGCGAATGCCGACTTATTGAGCTGCGCGTTCCGTTCGCCCGTCGACGCCAGTAAAACTGCGTTGACTTCCGCCTGCAGCGCTGCCTGACCATAAGCATCGGTATTTACGGGCTTGGTATTCCTTGCCGGCGGCGGTTGCTGCTCATCCTCTTCAAGTTTGATTGCACGCCAGTCGAGCAACTCACCTTCGTGGATCTCATAGCGGTAGCGTGCCCCCTCTTCCGGGACCGCCGGCGTGTAGAACATCCGACTAGCATCCTTGGCCTGCTCGTCAATCCTCCCTTGGGCGACTTCTGCGGCCCATCGCCAGAGCTTCGGGAACTCGCCCGCCGGGATCGGCTCCAACAATGGGATGATCACCCGGAATCGCTCCTCAGCGTCCGGGTTGCTCTCGGTCTCGCGGTAACTCGAATGCGTGGTGTAGGCGGCGAAAGATAATCCGAACATTCGCCAGACCTCGAGGTCGATGTCAAAGTCGGCTCCGTGGTCGTAGTCAAGGACCAGTTCAGAAATACATTTGACGTTCTCTTTCTTCCTCGCCGGCGGATCGAACAGCGCCGGCGCGAATAGCGGTCCGTCTTTCTCGGCGCGGATCTGAGGCTTGGCTATTCGCTCGCAAATCTCCCCCCACGAGCGCTCCACACGCTTCGGCGTCTTGTCGAATTTGTTCTTAAAGAGCGACAGGCAGAAGACGCTGGGGCTTTTCTTATGGCCGTTTGTTGTGAGGTCAGGTGTCATTATCTTGATCCGAATCTACGCTGAAGCGAATCCTTGCGCCCATCCTCGACGCCGTTGATCTGCGACCAAATGATGTGGTCTCCATTCTTCACGAGGCTCCAGCCTCCGCGCTTCGTTAGTTTCAACTCGCCCACACCAAGCTGCGCCATCATTCGCGTAAATGTGCCGTCGAAATACCGAAGCAATACATCAGAACCGGGGAGGGCGCCGATCAGATCAGGACAGGCAAAGACATAGATATATCCGGCGTCGTGCCAGGTCTCGCCATCCTCTGAGTATTCCCAAGGGGTCTGGGCATAGTCGGCGCACTGCCCCAGCCACTTCATAACTTTGTTGGTTTGATTGAGCGCTGCGCGATTCTTAATCTCGACACCGAATATCACCTGCGGATCTTTCCATCTGCTCAAATCGCGCGGGAGAATTATCAGGTCAATTCGCTTGACCCCCTTCTCCGCATCGTGCCGACCGCGCACGCGCGTATAGACGAAGAACTCAGGGCTAAGAATTTCGACAATACAGCGCTGAAAATCTTTTTCTTTCTCGTAGATGTCGGGATCAACGGTCAGCACGTCGCCAGTAACCGTCTCTTTAGCAATCTCCCATTGCCGTTGGATGTAATCGCCTGCCTTTCGCTTGTCCGTGGGCGTTTCGGTCAGTCCTCGCAAGCCATTGTGGTGATGCTGCAAGATGACCTTTCTGCCCGCCTTGTCGATTTGGGCAGGCTGCCAGGTCCAGCCGCTACCATTCCTGACGCGCGCCCATCCGAGGGCATATTTGTAATCGTGGCCGTTGACATCCGGCACCGGCGCCGCCTCGGTGACGATAAGGGCTTCATAGGGGCAATCGCTCTTATCGATATAAGCCATTGCCTTTTCTGGGAACTCCCAGAGAGGCACGACGGCCACATAGACCGAGCGGGAGCCACACAGCATAAAATCCGGCTGCCACCCTTCGAACGGTGCCGGCCTGCGCTCGTAATCCCAGCCAAGCAGTTCGAACATTGCCGCCCAATAGCTTTCGAATATTGATGTCATACCCTCTCAACCTCCCTCTTCTTCGTCTTCTTCCCCTCGATCAAATGAAACTTCACACCCCTCACCTTCAACCCCTCAATCAACGCCTTCCCTCTCAACTCCGTAATCCCTCGCACCTCGAGCCACGGCCAATCCGCCATCACGAGGTGAACGCGCGGGTTAAGCGCGACCACCTCAGCGCGGACCTCCTCAGCCTCCATCGGCGTCAGGTAGGGTTTAAAGAGTTGAAGCAACACGTTCATCGACTTCCTGCCTCGCCAACCATCGCAACACTTCCCGCGCGGCCTTCGCGTCACCGAGCGCACGATGTCCGCCCGCCTCGACGCCGATCTCGTAGCAAACGTTTTCGAGCCGCTGCCAGCGCCGGAGGCCGTGGTACTGCATCCAGTCATTCATCAGGCAATACCAGCGGAAAGATTCCTCAACTTCGTAGAGCTGGCAGGTCTGAACGATCATCCGGCTATCGAAATCGCTGTTGTATGCGAGCAGCGGGCGCGAGCCGACGATCTCCCTGACGATCGGCAAGACTTCCGGCCAGCGCCTGGCCTGTGCAACCATTTCGTCGGTGATGCCGTGAACGTTCGTCGCCGCCTCTGGGATCGAATCCATCGGCTTCACAAGCGCCGAGAACTCCAAGCCCCCGAGCGCGTCCACAATGGCGACTTCGACGATCTCGTCGTCCTCGCCTAGTCCCGTCGTCTCCGTGTCGAGGATCAGGGCGTTTACCTCCATGCAGTGCTTGGCGGTCGCGACGATGTTGTGTCTATGGTTTTCAGACATTCGCGCTCACCCCCTTCTCGGCCTCAACCTTGACCTCGGCCTCGATGATCGTGGAGAAGACGGCACAGACAAGCGCCTCGCGCTCCTTGTCCGTAATCTCGCACTGGGTATCGATCAGAGTGTTCTCGAGCGCCCTTAGCGCCTCGATGGTGTCGTTAATTGACCTCATTCGGCCCCTCCTCTTGTGGTTCGCTAGTCGCAGCGGCGGCCTTGGCCTTCGTGGCAGCCTTCTGCCAGCGGGTAAGCAACGCCTCGATTTCCTCGACTGGCTTATCTAAGAGCTTGGCCTCGAACACGTCCCATTCGCTCTCACTCTTGCCCATCGAGAGAAAAACGTCTCGAAATTCATGGATGATCTCCCCGCGCGCCTCTTCATAGGCGGGATCAACCGCGGGCGCTGTTGGTTTCGGCGCAGGCTCAACGCCATCACTCAGCCAGGCATTGAGGATCTGGGCGAGGTCGGCGCCAGGGCGCTTGAATACCTTCCCATCCAGGGCGTTGCAGCGGGTTTTCATAACAACGCCGTTATGATTGAGGTCCATCTCGATCATCACGTCGTATTCGTAATCCATCCCCTCGCGCTGGATGGACGCCATCCCGACCTTGCGTATCTCTGTTTTGCCCTGCTCGTTTTTGTCCTGAACGTAATCGGACTTGGACCGGACGGATGCGATAACGTGGCATTTCGAGCCAAGGATCGCGTCAACGAATTTCTGATGCAGCGGCGTGACCTCGGCCCAGGCTGTATAGCTGTTCTTCGATCTCGACTTCTGGACAGCGGCTTCGTGAAGCTCAAGAATGCCGTTCTTGCCGTTCCATTCGTGGGTCGTGCTGTCGATGATCAGAAACTCGTATCCGGCCCGCTCGGCTGCCTTCATCGCCTCGACGTAGTTGTCAGGGTGAAAGTCGTCGAGGTTCAAAACGTCGAACTCGAACAAGTCCGAGTATTTCGACGCTGAGCCGCGCTCCGTATCAATGACAGCGATCTTGCCGCCCGAGATCGTCGCCATTTCGGTTGCTATTTTCAGAGCTGTAAACGTCTTTCCTGACCCGGCCGGGCCGGCGATTGACAGTCTCAGCCTGCTTTGTTCTTTCGTGGCCTTACGAAACTGAATCATAAAATCTCCTTGGTTGTTGTTTTGCGTTTAACCGCCCCGCCGCGACCGTTGCCGGATTTGTTTGAGTTCAGCACTTATTGATGCGCACTACTCAAAGCCTTTGTAAGAACAACACGGCGGGGCTTTTGCCTTTTCTGACTCGATTAATCGGACTTGAACCAGCGCCCCCACTGCGCTGCATGCCGCCGGTCGGGCGCTGGGCCGGCGGCGGGAAATGGTTAAATCGTCTCTGTGAGCTGGCGGATTTCCTCGTCGTCCTTAAAATCCCCCTCGAACACGTCGCCCTTCGCCTTGTAATACTCATCTGCCTCGTTGAGTAACGCGCAAACGTCTTCTGAGAGGTAATAGAGCCGCTTGGGGCAGTTGTAATCGTGAGTCAGGGCTTGAAGGCGCTCGTGCAATTCCTGAAGCGCCGCGAGCGCTGTCTCGTCGTTGACCACAAACTTCTTAACCGCTTGAGCGAACTCGCCCCGTATCTGCGCGGCGTCGTATTGTTTGTTGAAGTCTTCCTCGCTCATATTGTCCTCATTTCCGCATCCGCCTTAGCTTCAGCCTCGCGCTGTTCACAGTTAATGCAGTCGCGGACTTGCAACAGTTCTTGGTTGTTCGCCTCGGCGACGATCTGGCGCGCGACCTCGACAATCTCGCGCTTGTTCTCGGCCACTTGCCGCGCGGCGTGGTTGACTTCGTTCGTTATGCGGTCGCGTTCGCCAGGGCTGACAAACCAGTTATGAGGCCGGTCAAGCGCGCGCAGGACCAATTCCCTGCGTTCCAATCGCTTCAGCGCGCAATGACGTTCGACTAAGAGCCGTTCCATGCGGTTCAGCGTGTCATTCGTCGGCAGCGCTTCGACGAACGTATCGGCGTATTCAATCTGAGCAATGCTGTTCATGCTTCCTCCACCTTGATCACCGAGCCGCCCCGGTGTTTTAACTGCAATTCGGCGTGTTTCCGCGCTGCTTCTTTGCTTGGGGCGGGAAACGTCCAGACAGTTATGCGGTTACCGATCCGCACAGTGACTTTCCAATCCCTCATGTTTTGTTCCTGGCCGGCCCGCCAGTGATCTCTATAATCCTTTCCGCCAATGTGCGGGCCTCGTCTGCCACGCGCAGCGCCTCGATCAGCTTGTCGCGGCCTTGAATGCTGTCAGCCTCGGCCAACTGGCATTCAAGCCACTTGTGGATTAGCCAAGCGCCATCGGGGGATTGCGCGTATACGGCGAGGATCAGGGAAACAAATTCATATATGAGTCCGCGCCGTCCGTTTGCGTCATGCGTCCCGCCACC